ATGGATGGGGGAACAATATCTATATTGACTTCCGATAGGAATACGCAGGATGAGGATGAGGCCGCGCATCGTGCTCTTATAGCTAAGGGGATTCCTAAGATTGGCATGAGTCACGCTCAGGTGGATGCAACTGCTTGGGGGAAAGGGAAGCTCCTGGCTCGCAATATTACGAAAGAGGGTGTCTTTGAGACTTATTCATATCATGACGAGGGGGTGGGTTTTGGTGTGCATAGGGGAGGGTTTGGTTTTATTGAGTATTTGAATGATAAGGCGATCACAATTAAGGAATAGTTTCTTGTTTATCTGTAACGCAAGCCGCCATTATGGCGGCTTTTTTATTTCTGCTTCAGAGGAATGGCGATATGACAAACGAAGTAACAGTGCGCTTTGGCGTGAGGTCTGAGGAACGTGTCGTGGAGCTGACTTGATAATCTGTGAGGGATTTGTCAGTGTGAGTGCATCCATATGATGGAGTGTGACCATGCGTCGAGTGTTGCTGGGTGGGATGGTGTTGGGACTGGCTGGTTGTGGGTTAACAGCAGCTCAACAAAAAATGATCGATGAGCACTCTTATCTGATTGGGCAGGAGAGGTATATTGCTTGCAATATGCCAGTTGGAAGGACGCCCACACATCCAGAGCTGGAGATTGAGAAAGTTAAGCTTGGAGAAAAAATAAAATTTAACTCTGTAATAATTGGTCCTAATGGTTGGCTATATTATGGAGGTGTCATTGATGGGGGGCGGCAGGTTTACTTATGGTACCATACGTATGATGGATGCACGAGTGAGAATAATGTATTGCTTGAAAAAGAACAAAAGGAGCGTGAGATAAAAAGTAGGCCGCCTATTAAAATCGGGATGACCCGCTTTCAGGTTGAGGCTATGGGGTGGCACGGAACGCTTCTTCGGAATTATTTAACAGAAAATGGTAGTCGCGAGATTTGGATGTTTGCAGATAGTGGGTATTTCCTTGGGTACCTAACATTCCTTAATGACAAACTTGTGCTTGTTGAGCAAAGGCATTAGCTTATTAGAAATAAATTACGTAGGCCGCCAGAAATGGCGGCTTTTTTTGTTGCTTAAATCTGGCGAGGTCTGCGATGGCTAATGATGTAGTTGTTCGTTTTGGTGCTGACATAGGAGAGCTGCAAGAGGCTTTGCAGCGTGTTCGTGGTGAAATTGTTGGTCTTGGCGAGGTCAAGGGTAGTATTCAGTCACTGGCAGGTGAAATTGATTCAGCGGCAAACTCTAGCAAAAATCTAGTAGATAAAGCGAAGGGGGTTGCAGAGTCAGAGAAAGAAAAAAATCAGCAGATAGAGCGAGACAAAAAAGACCTGTATAAAATACTGGAGTCCGAGCATAAGTCGCACTTAGATGATTTGGAGAAACAAGCGAAAGAAAGCTACAAAAAGGGAGAGATTTCTGAGAGAGAGGAAGCGGACATAATTTATTCCTTGCATGAGGAGGAGCATAAAGCTGAGCTTGAAGTGTGGAAAAGATATGAAGAAGAAGGATTGATAGAAAAAGATAAGTACGAGTTAGAAAAAGCGGTAATTGATAAAAAATATGCAGCTATACGTGACGAAATTCATCGTCAGAATGTTGATGATATAGCAAAGAAATATGAGGAAATTGCTGTGCCAATTGGTGGTGCAATGGGTGGTGTTGTTGGCACAATGATATCACAGCATAAGACGCTAAAGCAGGCTATCTCTGCTGAGTTGAGTAGTATAGCAAAGAATTATCTTGCCTCTGCGGCCAAGTCCTCTGCCAGCTGGATGTCACACAAACTGGCAGAAATGGCCCTTGATAAGACAGACACGCAGCAGAAGATTGCGAACGACAATCTGAAAACAGCCTCAGGCGTCAGCTCTGATGCAGCGAGAACATCTGCGACCATGACGGGGGTTGCTACCCGCAAAGCCGCAGAGTCCTCTGAGAGTACCGGTTTCTTAAGTCAGATTGGTTCAACCTTGTCCCGCTGGTTCGGGGTGGAACAAGCCAAGACGGCGGCGACCACCACGGGTGTCGCAGAACGCACCGGTGTGGTGACGGCGGGCACGGCGCAGCAGACGGCCGCTGAAGTAGGGGCGCAAGGCGCGCAGACGGCGGCCGTTGTCGCCGGCGATGCAGCCCGGACCGCGAGTGGCGAAGCAGCCGCCGTGACGGAAGAGGCGACTCAAAGCGCCGGTATCTTCCGTCATGCCGGATCCGCGGCCGCTTCGGTCTATGACAATGTCTCGCAGATTCCCTATGTCGGCTGGTTGCTGGCTCCGGCGGCGGCAGCGACGGCCTTTGGTGCCGTGGCAGCCTTTTCGGCCGAGGGCGGTTGGGATCGGGTGCCCTATGACGGTGCCATGACCGAGCTGCATAAGGACGAAATGGTGCTGCCGGCGGCGATTGCCGAGACGGTGCGTGCCGCTTCGGCCTCTATCGGCGGGCAAGGTCTGCCGCGGGGCATGAATGCCCTGGGCGGCGATCTGGCCATGCCCAATATGGCGGCGGGACAGGCCGGAGCCCAATCGGGGTCCGCCATGACCGTCCATTATTCGCCCCAGGTCAGTTCCATCGATACGCGGGGTGCCCGCGACTTCCTGGACCAGCACGGACGCTACATCGTCGATGTGCTGTCTCGCCACCACCGCAACTTCGCGCAGGTGCCTAAATGAGCAATGCAGTCTTTCCCACGCTGCCCGGCCTGGCATGGTCGGTCGGCAAGCAGCCGGAATTTTCCACCGTGGTCACTCAGGCCGCCAGCGGCGCCGAGACCCGGATCGCCCTGTGGTCGTCGCCCCGCTGGCGCTTCAAGCTGAAATATTCCCTGCTGCGCGACGATGCCACCAACGAGCTGAAAAGCCTGGCAGGCTTCTTTCTGCAGCGTCAGGGGCAGTTCGACGATTTCTTCTATAAAGATCCCGGCGACAATGCCGTCTCGGCCCAATCGTTGGGCGTCGGTGACGGCACCACCACCAGCTTCACCTGCCTGCGGAACTTCGGCGGCTTCGTCGAGCCCGTGGGCGCGGTGAATAGCAGCCTGCCCATGACCTTCCGCGTCAATGGCACGGCGGTGGCATCGAGCGGATATAGCGTCAGCGGCAACAGCGTCACCTTTACCTCGGCTCCGGCCAAGGGCGCGGTGGTGTCGGGGGACTACGGCTTTTACTTCCGGGTCCGCTTCGCCGAGGACAAGGCCGATTTCCAGCAGTTCATGAGCAATCTGTGGGAACTGCAAAGCTGCGAATTGGTGAGCGTGAAATGATCGAAGCCTCGTCCGATCTGCTGGCCCTGATGCAAGGCGGAGCCTTCTCGCGGGCCGACCTCTATACCATCGCGCCGGTGGGCGTGGAGCCCTTTCACTTCACCTCGGCCGACCGCGCGATCACCCTCGACGGCGTGACCTATCAAGCCGGCGGCCTGCGGGTTTCCCGCGATCGCCTGCGGCTGGTGGGCGGGCTGGAGACCGACAGCTTCAAGATCACCCTGACGGTGGACCAGTCCAACGAACCCCTGATCAATGACGTGCCCTTTCGGCAAGCCGTGCAATGGGGCCTGCTGGACGGGGCCGAGATCGATCTGTCCTGGGCCTATATCAGCGCCTGGGGAACGACTCCCACCGTGGTGGGCGTGCTGAAACGCTTCGTCGGCCGCGCCGCCAATATCGGCATCGATCGGTCCGGCATCAAGATCGAGGCCAAGTCCTGGCTGGTGCTGCTGGATACCCAGGTGCCGACACAGCTCTATCAGGCCTCCTGCCGCTTTCTGCTGGGAGACGCCAATTGCGGCGTTGAGCGCGAAAATCATGCCGTCAGCGCCACCGTCACCGAGCTTAGCGATACCGGCACCATCGTCTGCAGCCTGACCGATGCGGACAAGACCTGGGACAATGGCTGGGTCTCGGTGACCAGCGGCGTCAATGCCGGTGTGCGGCGTGGCGTGCGCAGCTATGACAAAGGCCTCCTGACCCTGGTCGGGCCCTTGCCCTGGTCGGCCGCGGTGGGGGATGCCTTGAAGGTCTATCCCGCCTGCGACAAGACCTTGCCCAGCGTCATCGCCGGCAAAAAAAGCACCACAGTCCCGGCCAAGGCGCCCTATACGGTGGCCATCGATGGCTTTATCTCGGACAGCGGCGTCACCATGACCGTCGTCACCACCGCAATGGTGTGGGGGGAAAGCTATAGCTCTGGCGGTGATAATCCGTATCAAGGCGGCTGGACCGAGCAGACGGTGACGACCACAACCACCATGGCGCAGGTCTCGGGAACACCCGCCAGCGGCCAGTATAATCTGTCCGCATCGGGCGTTTATACCTTCTCCGCCGCCGATACCGGGAACTCGATCGCCATTTCCTATCGCGCGATCGCCAGCGGAACCACCGCCAGCTGCTATACCAAATTCGGCAATGCCTCGCGCTTTGGCGGCATGCCTTTCATTCCTGTCGCGGAAACCGCCGTCTAGCCATGACCGATCTGGAACAGAACCAACGCCTAGCCGTGCTGGCCGAGGCGCGAAGCTGGCTGCGTACGCCTTACCACCATATGGGCCGCGTCAAAGGGGCCGGTGTTGATTGCGCCATGCTGCCCGCCGAAGTCTATGCCGCTTGCGGCCTGATCCCCGTCCAGGAGGTCGAGCACTATCCCATGGACTGGCATCTGCATCAGACCGGCGAGCGTTACCTGGCCCAGGTGCTGCGGCATGCCCATGAGGTCGCGACGCCCAAACCCGGCGATCTGGTGCTGTGGCGCTATGGCCGCTGTCTGGCCCATGGCGCCATCGTGCTGGGCTGGCCGCAGATCATCCATGCGGTCAACGGTCTGGGCGTCCTGCTGGATGACGGCGATTCCCCCAACATCCTGCATCGCTCGCGCCAACGCGGACAGCGGGAGCGGCGCTTTTACAGTCTTTGGAAGGAGCAGCCATGAGCGTGTTCGGAGGCGGGGGCAAAAAGACCTCGCAATCCCAAGCCCCGACGGCGGTCAGCGCCCTGACGGTGCAGACGTCGACCCAGGGTGCGGTGATTCCCGTGGTCTATGGAACCCAGCGGGTTAGCGGCAATCTGATCTGGTATGACGATTTTGCCGCGCATGCGCATTCCTCGGGCGGCGGTGGCGGCGGCGGCAAGGGTGGCGGCGGCGGTGGCGGCGGCGGCGGATCAACCAGCTATACCTACAGCGCCTCGTTCGCCTTCGGCATTGCCGCCGGCAAGATCGTCGAGATCGGCAATATCTGGTGGGAAAAGAACAATTACTGCATGGCCACCGTGCCCGCCAGCGCACAGCGGAAGCTGGGCCATAGCGAGCAGACCCCCTGGAGCTATCTGACCAGCAATCATCCCGGCAAGGATCTGGCCTATCCGGGGCTGGCCTATATCGGCATGGCCTCGACCGATCTGGGCGATTCCGCCAATATGCCCAATATCGGCTATGAGGTGGTGGGGCAGGGGCCGGTGGCCGCCTATACCGACATCACCAAGATCAGCTACACAATGGACCTGTCGCCCCTGACCGCCTCGGTCAGCGACGCCAAGGTTCAGGGCATCGTCAGCGCCATCGGCGCGGCTCCGGCTCCCGGCGGGAACAAGGCCTTCGATACCTCTCCGGCTTTTTGCCTCTATGATCTTTTGACCAATGCCGCCTATGGCTCCGGCTTCCCCGCCACCCGGGTCGGCGATCTTGGCGATTATGCCCGCTGGTGCCAGGCCATGGGCATCAGCATGTCGGTTTCGCTCGACAAGGCGCAGGAAGCCCGAGCGGTCATTCAGGATTGGCTGAAATTCACCTTGGCCCAGGCCGTCTGGTCGGGAGGCCTGCTGCGGATCGTTCCCTATGCCGACCAGACCCTGACCGGCACCGGCGCCGACGGTTCCAGCATCACCTATACGCCGAACATGACCCCGGTGATGAGCATCGACGACAGCTTGATGCTGATTACCTCGGAGAATACGCCGCCCTTGACGGTGACCCGCAAAGACCCCAGCGACGCCAAGAACCGGGTGACGCTGGAATATGCCGACCGCAGCAACGCCTATAGCAAAACCATCGTCACCGCCGACGCCTTGGCGCATATCGATGCCTATGGCCTGCGGCCCGAGGGCAATGTCACCGCCCATCACTTCACCACCGGAGCGGTGGCGCAGCGGGTCGCGGATCTGTTGGTCAATCGCTATACCAACGTGGTCGCAGCCTATGAATGGCGGATGGGCGCCCTGGCCGCCTTGCTGGAGCCCATGGATATCGTCGCCCTGACCGACGAATTGCAGGGCTTGTCGGAAACCCCGGTCCGCATCATCGAAATCGAGGAAGAAGACGACACCGTCTTTCGCATCACCGCCGAAGCGGTGCCGGGGGCTATCGCGGTGGCGGTCGAGCGTCCCTTGCAACCCAGCCTGGGCTATGCCGCCGATCGGGGTGTCGATCCCGGCGATGTCAATCTGCCGGTGATGTTCGAACCGCCCGAGGCCCTGGCCTCGACCGGGCTGGAGCTGTGGGTCGCTCTTTCCGGCGGCGACGATTGGGGCGGAGCCAATATCTGGGTCTCCGAGGATGGCGCGACCTATGCCCAGATCGGCACCGTTCGGGCCAAGGCGCGGCAAGGCATTCTGAGCGAGGCCTTGCCCAGCGGCTCGGCCAGCGACCAGACCAACGCTCTGGCGGTGAATCTCAGCATGTCGGGGGCGGCCTTGAGCAGCGGCACGGCCCAGGATGCCGCCTCGTTGAATACGCTCTGCTATGTCGATGGCGAACTGCTGGCCTATCAGACGGCGACCCTGACCGACAGTTCCTGCTATCTACTGCGCAACCTCGTGCGTGGGGCTTATGGCTCGACCATCGCCAGCCACGCCGCCGGCAGCCAGTTTGCCCGGCTGGATGGGGCAATTTTCAAATATCCCTTCAAGGCCAGCCAGATCGGTCGGTCGCTGAAGCTGAAATTCACCTCTTTCAATATCTGGGGCGCATCGGAGCAGGATATTTCCGAGGTCCAGGCCTATGACGTCACTGTGATCGGCAGCGCCCTGGCTTACGAACTGCCCGATGTCTCGGGATTGACCACGGCCTATGTCTCGGGGATTGCTCAGCTGGTCTGGAACCCCGTCGCCGACAGCCGGTCCTTCGATTACGAAATCCGGCGCGGTGCCAGCTGGAACAGCGGCGTCGTCGTGACCCGCAGCAGCCAGACCCAGACGCCCTGTCTGGGGGACGGCACCTATTGGGTGGCTGCCCATGTCATGGTGTCCGACAGCTATGACATCTATTCCCCCAACCCCACCAGTGTGGTGGTGACGGGGGCGCAACTGGTCTCCAACGTGGTGGTCAGCCATGACGAGGCGGCCTTGGGCTGGGGCGGTCATTTCGACAATGCCGTGCTGCTGGGTAGTTCCGTGGAACTGGTGGCGGCGGGTGATCTGCTGAATGTGGCCAATGCCAAGCTACTGGACGATGTCCTGTATTACGGCGGCGTGGCGGCATCGGGCAGCTATACCATTCCGTCCTCCCGCCGGATCGATGTGGGGCGTGTCACCACATGCAATGTCGCTGTCAGCGTGAGTGCCCATGGCCGCCCCAGCAGTCAGAATCTGCTGACCATGACGGATCTGATGCCCTTGACCGATGTCTGCGGCATCAATCTGGGGCCCAATGTCTCGGTGACGCCGCAGATTCGCACCTCGGCGGACAGCAGTACCTGGAGCGACTGGAAAAGCTGGGTGGCCGGAGCCTATTCCGGTCGTTATTTCGACTTCCGGGTTCTGCTGGAAAGCGCCGATCCCAGCGTGGTGCCCAGCCTGTCGGGCTTCACCTATCTGGTGGATATGCCGGATCGGGTGGACAGCTTTACCGCTTTGTCGGTTCCGGCCGCCGGGCTTCAGATCAACTTCACCGCCGGCCTGTCCGGCAACCCGGCTGCCGCCTTCATCGGCGGTCCCAACGGCAAGGCCGTTCCCAACGTCCTTGTCACCGTTCTGAATGGTAACGCCGGAGATGTTCCGGTCATCAGCGGCCTGACCAGTTCGGGCTTCTTCGTGCAGGTCTTCAACAACGGCTCGGCCGTGGCCCGCACCGTCAACATCATCGCTCAAGGATATTGACCACCATGACGCAAAATCCTGTGCAGGTGCCCACCGCGGCGCCGCTGTCCGGGCTTACCCTGGTTACGGATGTGAACAACGCCCTGGCCGCGCTTTCCAGCCTGTTCTCGGGCGCGACGGCGCCGACCACCACCAGTCTGGGCTTGTCCTCCCTGGCGGGTGTCCTGTGGCACGACACCGCCAACAATCTGCTGAAACTGCGGAACCAGGCGGATAGCGCCTGGATCACTCTGGGCAGCCTGGACGAGACCAACAATCTCTATTCCCCGGCCATCAAGAACGATGCCAGCCTGCGCCAGAAGAGCGACGGCACCTGGCAGGTCAACGAGACCGTGACCCAGATCGCCGCCACTCCGACCCTGTCGGCCAGCAATCACTTCGGCAATTTCGTCGCCACCGCCGCCATGACCGTTTCCCTGCCGTCTAGCACGGGCCTGTGGAACGGCTACTGCTTCAGCCTGTTGGCTCAGGGCGGTGCGGTCATCTTGAGCCCCGCCAGTGGTGAAAAGATCATCTATGGCAGCTCGGCCGGCACCGCCAGCGCCAATGTCACTGTTTCCCAGGGCTCGTCGGCCTTCGTGGTGACCGACGGCGCCGGCAATTGGTATCTGCTGTTCCAGTTCCAGCAGGTGACGTCTATGTCCGTACCAGTGCGCCAGACGGTGCTGGCCGGCGATGCCTCCAGCAGCGGCACGGCGGCATTCCTGACCACCGGATCGGGGTTGACGCCGGCCTATACCGCCAGCAATCCGCTTTATCTCGCCTTCGCGAACGGCTTCTCCAGCAATGGCGCTTCGGATATGGTCGCCAAGCTGGCGACCGGCGGCAGTACGGTGGCCTGCTCGGCCAATCTGCTGAACTATCTCTATGCCGTTTACAGCAGCGCCACCGCCGTCACCTGGGGAGCGACCCCGGCGCCGGTGCAATATGGGCAAGCCTATAATCAGACGGCGCAGTCCAGCCTGACCTTGAATAATTCCAGCCTGGATGATTTCGGCAACAGCTGGACCAATACGAGCGTCACCTTCACCAGCAGCAGCCCGATGCTGAGCGGCTCTTATATGGGCGTCTTCAACGGCAGCTCGTCCAAGATGTCGTCTGCGTCCTTCACCAGCCTTGGGCCCTTGGGCAATGGCGGATGGTCGATGCGGACTTGGTTCAAGACGCCCGTTAATAACGTCGCCCAGGCGGTGATGTCGGCGGTCAACGCCAGTGGCTATGGCGCCGTGGTCTATCTCACTAATGGTGGCAATATCCTGGTTGATCTGTCATCGACCGGCAGCACCCGCGATATCGCCAATGCGGTTTCGGTGGCCCCCTATGCCGCCAACACGGCCTATTTTGTCGAGCTGACCTATGACCCCGTCGCCGGCAAATATTATCTCTATGTCAACGGAACCGGTTACACGGTGGCCACCAGCACCCTGAAAATCGGCGCCATCTCGACGGTGAGTTTGGGGTATGGCGGCCCGATCTCGGGCGGGTATCTGGGCGGCGGCTCGACGGCTTGGGCCCAGGGCTTCGAGATCCTGCCTTATTGCCAGCATCCTGCCGGCACCAGCTATAGCGTTCCCACCGCTCTGGCCTCGGTGGCGACGGCTGGCTATGCCAGCGACTGGTTCGATACCACCAACATGGCGATGAAGTCGCCCAGCGTGGCCTCGACGGCGGCAGGCAACAATCCGACCTTTACCACCAGCAGCAAACTCTATGTCGGTGAGGCGACTGCCGGAGCCTCGGCCATCAGCAGTGTGGTGAGTTATGCCTTCCAGGGGCAGTACATTGCGCCCTGGGTCAGTACCCTGCCGAGCGCCCAGGTGGCGTTCGCTCATAATTTGGGGGCTTCAGCCTATACGGCCGCTCTGGAGGTGATGAACCTAACGGCCGAAAACGGCTGGCTGCCTGGGGACACCTCGGACGAAGTGCAGGCCAGCTGCGGATCTTATGGTGCTCCTCGCCCCGGAATGAAGAAGAACAGGAATTATCTTTACCTAGCGCCTCCCACGGTCAGCTCGACGGTCTATTGGGGCATCGGCAATCCCTCGACCGGGAGCGTGCCGGGCGTCACCGCGATGACCGTGACCAATTGGGCTTATCGCATTCGCGTCAAACGGAGCTTCTGAACATGGGCTACTTTATCAATGCCGAGATCGGCTATTACGAGGGCGACCAGCTTACTCTGGCCGATATCAAGGTGCCGCAACGTCCGGACATCACCCATGCCTGGTCGGGCACGGCCTGGCAGCCGACCGTCGCCACCAGTAACGGCCCCATCCTGGCGCAAATCGCCGTGCTGGAGTCCTCGGTCTCGGAACGGCGCATCCGTGAAGCCGTGTTGAATATCGATAACGGCTGGCTGAAAAGCCTCAATGACCAGATCGCCGCTCTGCGCGCTCAATTGGCCAAGAGCGGGGGCTGAGATGGGTGCGGAAAGCATTTCCCTCTGGAGCGTGCTGACCGCCGTCATGTTGCCGACTCTGGGGGGCGCCTTCCTGCTGATGTGGTCCCGGCTGGACAAGCATCAGGAGGCGGACGCCACCCACCATGACGATATGTGGGAAGCCATCGGAGAACTTCGGACCGGGCTCCAGCATCATCAGGTCGACAGCGAACGCCGCTTTGTCAAAACGGACGATCTGCGCTCGCTGGAAGAGCGGCTGGATGGGCGGCTGGGCCGTATCGAAGGCAAGCTTGACGCCATCGTCGGGCCTTGCGCGAAAGGAGCCAATTGATGCAGGGCATCGATCCCAAACATCTGCGGACCTATGTCATCCGTCCGGCCCTGGAGGCCATCGGCCTGCAGTCCGAGGCCGCCGAAGAGCTTCTGCTGGGCACCGCCCTGCAGGAAAGCCTGGGTGGCGTCTTCCTGCATCAGGGCAATAACGGCCCGGCCGTGGGGATTTTCCAGATGGAGCCCCGGACCCATGACGATCTTTGGGCCAATTATTTGGCCTATCGTCCGCTGCTGCTGGCCAAGATGCAGTCGCTGCTGATGCCCGGCATGACCAAGCAGGATCAGCTGGCCGGCAATCTGTTCTATGCCGCCGCCATGGCCAGGGTCCTCTATCTGCGGGCGCCTGATCCTTTGCCACAGGCGGGGGACATCGCCGCTCAGGCTGCATTCTACAAGCGCTGGTACAACAGTCCCGGCGGGGCTGCGACCACAGACGCCTATCTCGCCAAATGGAACGCCATCAAGGCCGCCTGACAGATCGTCCGGCGGCTTTTTCTTTGATGAGGAGACACGCAATGGAACATTCGACCACTCTCGATCTGGCCCCGGTGATGAGCATCGCGGTCCAGGGCATCATGGCCGTGCTGGCCGCCACCGCCACCTGGGCCGCGGCTTGGGTCAAGCGCAAGGCCCATATCGACGCCCAGGGGCTGATGGCTCAGCAGCTGGACGTTCTGATGAGCCAGGCCATCAACTTCGCCCAGGGCCATCTGATGACCCTGCTGGGGAATACCGACTTTGCCAAGGTGGAAACCCGCAATACCGCCTTGCAGATCGGCCTATCCTTCCTCTCTAGCCAAGCCCCCGGCCTGCTGAGTGAACTGGGCCTGACCGAGCAGCATGTCTCGGATCTACTGCTGGCCAAGATGGCCAAACTCGACCCGACCCTGGTCCTGCCGGGCACGGTGCCGCTGCCTAGCGTGACGGCGCAGGCGGCGGTATCTGGTTGACAATTCGCCCATGAATTGAAATCTTACCTTGCAGGTAATTGGTGAGCGGTCTGGAGGTGTGTGTTGGCATTAGAGTTGGTGCGAGCAGATTGCACGAATAATCATTTCAAGGCGCTTGAGTCTGAGTGGAAAAGCCAACTGGAGAACATCCCGGATGCAGCCCCTGATAGTTTTGCGCCCTATATGCAGCATGCCAAACAGATTGTGAGCGAGTCTCCAAGTGATCCGCGTTACGCAATTTACGTTTTGATGGATACGGGATCCGGAGATGCCGTCTATCGGGGGCTCGTACATATCAATCACGCATTCCCAAACTCGTCTCAATCAATCCTTCGTATGGTTTGGATGCTTCTGGCCCCAAACTTTGATTATGAGGATCCTGATCCTTTAGAGGTAGGGGCCGTGATGGGAGGATTCCTTTACGGTGCCTTGGAATTATGTAAGAATACGATGCGTTCAAAGAGTTTGAAAATGCACTTGAATGGTGCTATTGACCGCCGGATTGCATCGGGTGTCGTTAGCCATATGCCTCGTGAGGTGCCTGGTGCCCAGGTGGCGTTGCGTGGAAGTTGGCTCCACATCGATAATATCAGCTAGGAGGTGCGAGATGAAATCTGGTGAAGAGCTCAGGGAGGCTATCATCAGGGCTTGCCAACAGGCAGCTTCTGAAGTGGGGGCCGATCTGAAGCAGCTTTCTTGGTTCTATCGCAACAGTCTGATTCAGCGAGAGACGCTCAAAAAAGCTGCATAATGTCGATGCTGATTTGAATATCAGAAGGGGGCCCCCATCGGGGGCCCCCTTCTTCGTTTCTTACAGCTGATCCGGGATCACCGTCATCACCGTGCGCGAGCCCTTGGTGACGGTAACGGCGAGGCCCAAGGCCTGGGGCAGGATGCTTTCGGCGTAGAACCAGGCGGTGGCCAGTTTCGAGAGATAGAAGCCCTGGTCGCCTTCGTTGGCGTCCAGGCGGGCGCGGGCGATCTTGGCGGCGCGGGCCATCTGATAGCCGCCCAGGACGCAACCCATCAGGCGCAGCAGCGGTACGGCGGCGGCGGCGGGCTGGCGGGGGTCGCGCACCGCGGCGCCCAACAGCCATTCCACCGAGCGCAGAGCCGCCTCGACAGCCGAAGCCAGTTCGGTGCCGATGCCGTTCAGGAATTCGTCGGTCTTGCCCGAGAGTTCCGCCGCCAGAGCCGCCGCATCGGCCAGGATGGCGCGGGCGGTGGCTCCCTGGTCGCGCAGGATCTTGCGGTTGACCAGATCATTGGCCTGAATGGCGGTGGTGCCTTCGTAAATGGTGGTGATGCGGGCGTCGCGCAAATGCTGGCAAGAGCCGGTTTCCTCGACATAGCCCATGCCGCCATGCACCTGTACGCCCAGATAGGCGACTTCGTTGCCGATCTCGGTGCACCAGCCCTTGACGATGGGGTTGAGGAATTCCGCTTCGCGCTTGGCCTGTTCGCGGGCCTCCTCGGTCGGGGCGGCGTGGGCCTTGTCCAGCAGGCCGGCGGCGATATAGGCGATGGCGCGCATGGCCTCGATCTGCGACTTCATGGTCATCAGCATGCGGCGCACATCCGGGTGGTCGACGATGCCGCCCTTCTGCTCGCAGCCGATGGCCTTGCCCTGGATGCGGTCCTTGGCATAGGCGCGGGCCTGCTGATAGGAGCGCTCGGCGATACCCAGCCCCTGAATGCCGACATTCAGGCGAGCGTGGTTCATCATCACGAACATATATTCCAGGCCGCGATTTTCCTCGCCCACCAAAGTGCCGATGGCCCCGCCATGGTCGCCGAAGGACATCACGGCGGTGGGGCTGGCATGGATGCCCATCTTATGTTCCAGCGACACCGCATGGACGTCGTTGCGCTCGCCCAGGCTGCCGTCTTCCTTGACCAGGAACTTCGGCACGATGAACAGCGAGATTCCCTTGATGCCGGGAGGCGCGTCGGGGGTGCGGGCCAGCACCAGATGGATGATGTTCTCGGTCAGCTCTTGATCACCATAGGTGATGAAGATCTTCTGGCCGCTGATCAGATAGTGGTCGCCGTTCTTCACCGCCTTGGTGCGGATGGCGCCCAGGTCGGAGCCGGCCGAGGACTCGGTCAGGTTCATGGTGCCAGCCCATTCGCCCGAGACCAGCTTGGGCAGATAGATGGCCTTCTGCTCTTCGGAAGCGCAGTCGATCAGGGCATTGGCCGCACCCTGGGTCAGCATCGGGCAGAGGGCAAAGGCCATGTTGGCGGCCTGCCACATTTCCGAGACGGCGGCATTGACCATGCCGGGCAGCCCCATGCCGCCCCATTCGGGGGCATAGGGCAGGCCGAGCCAAGTGCCTTCGACCAGGGTCTTCAGGGCCGCGTCCCAGCCGTCGGCGGTCTGAACCTTGCCATCCACCAGCTTGGCGCCCTGGCGGTCGCCGGGCTGATTGAGGGGAGCCAGAACTTCCTCGGCGATCCGCCCGGCTTCTTCCAGCACGCTGGCGACCAGCTCGGGCGAGGCTTCTTCGTAGCCCGGCAGCGCCGCGATGCCGTCCAGGTCGGCGAGATCGCGCAGCACGAATTCCATGTCACGAATAGGAGGAAGATAGGCGGTCAT